ATATGCCGTATCAACGAACATTCTATCACCCGAATATCTTGCGTGGGGCAAGCATAAGATGCACGAAACCCTCCACAAGATTGCCAAAGCCAACGAGGCCCAGAGATGGGACACTGGTTGGTCCGACACGACCAATGTGGTCGTACTACCAAGATGGCTGCAATTGGATGCAGCCGAATTTTAAAACTAGGAGACTAAAACATGGCTAATACTGACTTTAAACCGACGATGATCCGAAACGTGGAATTTAAGTATCCGAAGTTAAACGGCACTTATCGTTTTAACACAGCTCAAAAACAGAGCGAGGAATGCGCCCCAAGTGCTTCCGGCGCGTCTTACTCAATCTCATGGGAAATGCCAAAGGACGAAGCTGGCAAGCTGCACGCTGAATTAAAAGCGCACTATGAAAGTTGCAATCGCACTGAACCGTTCTCAAAAGTCTTCGGTATGAAGAAGCTTGAAAGCGGAAACTTTGAGTTTCGCGCAAAACGCAACGGCACAAACAGCCAAGGTGTGCTGAACGAAAAGCCTCGCGTGATTGATGGCATGAAGCAGCCATTGGCTGACTTGGCATTTTGGGGCGGCTCAAAGGGCAGCATTAAAGCCACAGCGTATCCAGTAACTGACCCAGACGGCAATGGCGGCATCAGTTTGCTCATTGACACCGTGCAAGTTACCCACGCGGTCTACGGCGGCGGTGGCTTAGATGACTTTGATGAAGTCGGCACAACTATGCAGGGTGGACTTGACGCAGCGCTGGACGACTTCGGGCCTGCTGCGGTTGAAACCGTAGCCGCCCCAGCGCCAGCAGCTTTACAGGATGACGAAATACCGTTTTGATAAAGAAAGCCCCGGCAGTTGGGACACTGCCGGGGTTCCACTAGGAAAACAGACCGATTGATTGGAGAAAGTCCGAATATGAAAACTTTAACAAAAACAAGCGACGTTGGCAAGGTTGAGATGCTACTTGCAGCCGGTGCGCTGGACACTCGCATAAACGAAGCCGGTTCACAGTATTCACCAATCAAGCTGAAGGAAATCGCGGCACTGGTTGACGAACCGCAGGCCATTGAGAAGTCAAAAGCCGCATTCATTATCCCATCAACTTATCGTGAGCATGACGGAAGAAGCCACGCAGCCCAACGTGAGCGCGGCGAATACTGGATGCTGGCCATTGACGTGGACGAGGGCGACCCGTCTCTCACAGAGCTGCGCACAGGCGTTGACCGAATCACCGGCAATGCTTCCTCACTGTTTTATTCGTCAGCCGGGGCCAGCGAAGACAACCGCAAGTGGCGCGCACTTATCCCGCTGTCAGAGCCTATATCGGGTGAGGATTACGTTGACGCCCAGTTATCGCTGTTTGAACTGTTAGCCGCCGAAGGTATAACTTGTGACCCAGCATTATCGCGCACCGGTCAGCCAATCTACCTTCCAAACGTACCGCCAGCCAAACGCGATGACGCAGGCAACCCTCTATTTTACCACGGCGCACGCAATCGCGGTGACGGCCTGATGGTGCCAAAGGAAAGCACAATCTGGGCAAACTTGATTTTTAGGCGGAAGAATGCCGAGATAGCTGAGCAACGTGCCGCCGCCGAGCGTGCAATCAGAGCGCAGCAACGTGAAGAAAAGCAAAATAAGTTTGGTGAGAGTGATCCAGTTGCCGAGTTTAATCGTAGCAACACGATTGCCGACCTGATGGTCAAGCATGGCTACGAGAAGCAAGGTCGCTCCGACAGCTACCGCTCACCAATGCAGACGTCTGGCTCTCACGCCACCAAAGATTTCGGCACGCATTGGGTCAGCCTGTCAGGTTCAGACATGGCGGCGGGCATCGGCCAAACCAGCGCAGAGTTCTGCTGGGGCGACGCATTCGACCTTTATTGCTTCTACGAGCATGGGAACGACATGCGGGTGGCTGTCAGGACTTACGCAGCCGAATTGCGGCCCAGCCCGTTTGAAGAGGTCAAGCAGGCGGCACCAGAGGCCGAATACGAGCCTGATGACGGCTTAGACGACTTTGACACCGTACCAGAGGCCCAGATTGCGCCAGAGGTCCAACCTAAGCCTACACAGAGGCAGGAATGGCCGACTAGGGTTTTCCGGTTCGATGAGGCAAGTTTACCGCGCAGGCAGTGGGTTTATGGTCATCACCACATTCGAGGTTTTGTTAGCGTCACGGCATCCGCCGGTGGCATAGGCAAGACTTCGCTTACTATGGTTGAGGCGTTGGCAGTTGCAACGAATCGGCCATTGCTGAACGAGAAGGTAATTCAGCAGACAAACACTTGGATAATTAATTTAGAGGACGATCTGTCAGAAATGCAATTGCGCTTGGCAGCGGCCATGAAGCATTACAAGGTCAGCCACGATGACATTGACGGCAAGTTGTTTATGGATGCGGAAGACACAATTGGCATCACGCTGGCCGCTGAGACGAGGGACGGCATCATCCAAAATGACGCCCTGCTCAACTTAATGCGCGACAAGATCAAAGCCAACAATATTGGTTTAGTCATAATTGACCCATTTGTCTCAGTTCACCAAGTTAATGAAAACTCAAATATGAGTGTGCAAGTGGTGGTCGCAATGCTGCGCAAGCTGGCCAGAGAGGCCAATGTCGCCATTCACGTCGTGCATCACGTTAGAAAGGGCAACGGCGTTGACGCTGACATCGATAGCGTCAGAGGCGCAGGCTCACTTATTGGTGCGGCCAGAGCAGCCAGAGTTATCAACCGGGTTAGCCTAGAAGACGCAACCGCGCTGGGCGTGCCGGAAGACAGCGCCAGAGGTCTGTTTAGGGTTGATGACGGCAAGGCTAATCTCAGCGCGCCAGCAGACAAGGCAGTCTACCGGCGCATGATTGGCGTCAAACTCGACAACGAAGAATACATTGGCGTGGCCGTTGAGTTCAACCTGCCAGATCAGTGGTCAGGCATGTCAACCAGTGTAGTCAACAATATGCTGGCACTCATCGACAAGGGGCCAGAGGATGGCGAACGCTACTCAATCAGGCCGCAAGACCGGCAGCGTTGGGTTGGCCTAGTCATCACGGGTTATGTGTTCCCAAACATAGACGACGCGAAGACCAGCGGGCAAGCCAAGTCAATTCTGCGCAAGTGGATGGATGAGGGCTTGATTGAAGAGCAACAGTATCACAGCCCAAGCCAGCGCAAGGAGCGTGGCGGCGTGATGTCAACAGGTAGAGTTGGGGAGATGGGAATATGAGTATAGTTGGATGGACAGGGGACTCTAAAGATTGCTTTCACAGGTATCACGACAGAAAGGAAAAAGAAAACGCGCTTGAGTTTACTTGGTTCGCAAACAGCAACCCAAGTCTTGAGTTTTATTGGCCAAATCGTGACAAGGCTCCGTGGCACATCCAGTGCGTCACCAAGATAGGCGATGACGACGTTGAGATGAACTTCTGGCCACACAAGTCAAAAGGACAGTTTAAGTACGAGAAGGCCATTGAGCCGTTGAGCGCGTTTATCTATGAGCTAAGAAAACGGATCAATGAAGCCGAAAGAGAAGAAGATTTTGATGTCGTTGAGTAGTGCGCCAGTGGATTTTCTCAGTGGCGCACCAGTGGCGCGACTGGCGCATTTGGCTGAAAGCCGTGAAATTAAGGGTGATTCGGAAATATCGCAAACACCTTATTTATATAGTGCGCCACTGGATTTACTGAATTTCCTCCGGAAATTTACACCCAGTGGCGCACTTTGTCAAGACGCAGGTCTAAAAAGAGTTGGCCAATGCCAACACTCTCTTTTTTTGAGACGACCAGCAGCGCCATTGCCGGGGCTTTCTTGGCTGACGCCAAGCCCCGTCAAAGTCGCAGCTTTGCGTCCTTGCTTCGGTTGGCAGGGTTGGAATAGGTTAAAGGGGTTGGTCCACAATGGTTAATAAAGTTAAAGCAGGAAAGCCAAAGTCGGCATCAGCTAAAGCGGCGATGGCCAATCGTGGTAAGTTTGAAAGTAAGCACACTAACTACGGTGAGCCAATCCACTACAAGGTAGCAGCGGCAGTGGTCCCGTTTAGTGCCGCGTCGGCTAAGGCGGCAATGGTCTGGGGTGATACGCTGGTTGAGAGTGTGCCGCCAGCTTACGCGCTGCGCTACAGAGAGCTGAAGGGTGATCTGGACGCCGCCATGATGACAGACAATTACACGCTCTGTGCGGAGTTGGCTGCGTCTCTCATAAAGGCGCTCAAGATGATGAATGAGAAAGCAAGGGTCGACGGCTTCAAGCCGCCGCAAGTTGATGGCCATATCGTTGAATGGGGCGGCAAGATATATTGCTTCCTCGCCAGCGGTGATCTGGCCGCAGTGCGCAAGGCTAGGCCGACGTGGGCCGTGTATCATCTGAGCGACGTGTGCGCCGTCCTAAGCATGCGCACAGATGAGATGATGGCCGCAGTGGTCGACAAGTTTCCCAGCGCCAAGATTGTTGATGTTAGGCTGTATGATGATGAAATCCCATTTGGGCATGATTGAAGGAAGATAAGATGAAACGTGACGAAATACTCAAGAGCGCCGGTCACTTGATAAGCAAGGATCGACACGACACATACGGAGACAGCGCGACGTCTCACAGCCGCATAGCTGCGTTCTGGTCAACTTATCTAGGCGTGGAGCTTAGCGCAGTTGACGTGGCATCCATGATGGTGCTGATGAAGGTCAGCAGAAGTATTGGCGGGTCAGCCTCGCCGCATCTCGACAACTTCGTGGATATTTGTGGGTATGCGGCGTTGGCCGGTGAGATGGCCGCTGACAGCTCAAAGGATGCCGGGTGAGCCTAAATGCAACTGAGGTTGATTTCTGGGCGCAGTTGCGCTTAGACTGAGGCTGCGGGCTATGTTCTCCCGGTAGCCCGACAACTCTGCCCCTGATTGCGTCAAGTGCAGTCAGGGGCGTTTTTTTAAGGGGAAGCCGATGGCGTACCGAATAGAACTGAAGATGAGCCTGAACTGCGACGACAGCGACGAAGCTGAACTAGAGCTGGATGAGTTAGCTGAATATATTGGCGGCAGGCTGGTTGATGGGTCAGACTATGATCGTGTCATACAAGCAATGGTCGAGGCAATCGTTGAGCTGCATAGCGTTGATGATGGCGACACTGTCCACTGATTAGTTGGGTAGGTTTTTAAGCTCTGCGCGAGACACAGTCACATTGCAGCGCGCATCTGCTCGCGTAGCAAACAAGGCGAGAAGGTGTCAACATTGTGGCAACAATAAGGCAAACACTGTGACGGCGAGGTGTTATCATACCCCATAAATGTTATGTCATTGTAATTATTGCATATTAAATTTAACATAATACGCGTTATGCGTCTTAGCTGGCGGATGAGGCAAAATGCCCCCCCCCGGGTCAGGATTTCTGCCGGGTGTGCGTGTGTAGAAAAGCACGCACACGCGGCCCACATTTCACCCAGAGCGTTGGCCCCTACCCCCACCCCTTGCCAACCAACACATAACCAGCGTAAAATTTGAAAACTTTGGAGAAAGCAAAATGGCGGGCAAACCTTTACGAAAAAAAATTCTAACTGACATTGCCCAGCGCGGTGGTGCTGAGTATTTGTTTGAAGAGCTGGCATCGGGCAAGACGATGACGAAGCTGGCGGAGGGTTACGGGTGCAGCCGTGAATACTTCAGCAAGACGATACACAGCATGCCTGAGTATGCGGCGGTCATTGGCAAGGCTAAGAACGCTGCTGCTGACGCGCTGGTTGAGGAGGGCTTGGGCATGGTTGACGCGCTGGATGGTGGTAGCTCTATGTCGGAAATATCTGCCACACGCGAGAAAGTCCAGTGGCGCAAGTTTATGGCTGGCTCGTATAATCAGGAGCGCTACGGCAACCGGCCACAGACGAATGTCACGATCAGCGTGAGCGACATGCACCTAGACGCGCTCAGAAAAGTCAACTCTGATCTTGCTGGCATTGATAAGTTTGACCGTGAGCGCGAGGCATTGGCCATTGACGCTGAGTGTGAGGACGTCACAGATGAATGAAGCCAACCCCCTAGAAGAGTTTGTGCTGCGTTACCGTGACGACCCAGTTTTATTTGTGTCTGAGGTGCTGGGCGCGACGCCGCATGACTATCAGGCTGAGTTTCTGAACGCTGTCGCCGCTGGCGAGCGCAAGATCAGCATCCGCAGTGGCCACGGCACGGGTAAGTCAACGTCGGCCAGTTGGGTTATGCTGTGGTTTGTCTTGCTGCGCTTTCCGAATAAGGTTGTGGTGACTGCGCCGACCAGTGGTCAGCTTTTCGATGCTTTGTTTGCTGAACTTAAAAGATGGATCAACGAGCTGCCGGATCAATTGAAGGTCTTGCTGACGGTTAAGTCGGATCGAGTTGAGCTGTGTGCCGCGCCATCTGAGGCGTTTATATCGGCCCGCACAAGCCGCGCTGAGACGCCTGAAGCATTGGCCGGTGTTCACTCGGAGAATGTGCTACTTGTCGTTGACGAGGCGTCTGGTGTGCCTGAGAAGGTCTTCGAGGCTGCAGCTGGCTCGATGTCTGGCCACGCGGCGACGACTATCTTGCTGAGCAACCCAACGCGGTCCAGTGGCACGTTTTACGAGAGCCAAACCCGGCTGTCGGATAGCTGGTGGACCCGGCGTTGGTCGTGCATAGAAAGCCCACTTGTCAGCGATGAGTTTGTTGACGAGATGCGGGCTAGATATGGGGAAGATAGCAACGCCTTCAGGATCAGGGTGCTTGGTGAGTTCCCTCTGGCTGATGACAACACGATAGTTCCGTTTCACTTGGTTGAGAGTGCCATTCACCGAGATGTTGAGGTCACGCCGGATGTAAAGCCTATTTGGGGTTTGGATGTGGCTCGATTTGGATCGGACAAGACGGCTTTGTGCAAGCGTTATGGCAACGTGGTGACGGAGATAACAAGTTGGCAGGGGTTAGATTTGATGCAGACTGTGGGCCGGGTGATGGCTGAGTTT